TCTACTAAGTCTGCGTGCCAGTATTCAACACCGTCTTTAGCACCGTAATTTTGACTGTTATTTAAAGATTTACTTTTTTCTATTAATTGTACATCAACAGCCACAACGTGAGACCAGTCTACTTTTTCTACAAAAGGCGCACCGTTTTGCGTACTGGTTCCTCTATTAAATGTTCTAACCGGTTTTACAGAAAAGTTTATAACATCACCACTAACTAAAGCTGTTTTAATATTTTTTGAAAGACTAACAATTGTATTACCAGTGCTATGGTCTACACCAAAAACATAAGTATCGTAGTCTATATTGTCATCAGCTGCTCCAGCTGCATCTACACATAAAACTTTTTGACCTTTTTCTATTAAACGATTTACACCGTTCATGGTTATTTGACTTTGACCAGCAGAAGCCCCAGTAGTTAATGTACCTGCTGTAACTATACCGTTACCAGTACCAGCTGTAGAGTCATTACCATCAAGCGGTCCACTGTGATGTACATTTACAATTTGAACAACACACCATCTAGAAGAAGTATTTGAACCAGTACCAGCGTCATTTTCATTTGATGTAACACCACCATATCTCTGTGGGTTTGATGCAGCTGGAAAAGACCATAGTTTTAATTTGTCTCCACGTCTCCAAGAGTGGTTTCTAACATCATTATCTTTTTCTGTTGCATGAGGATAAAACCCAGGATATAATAATTCGTTATTTATATTTCTTCTAACTTGTAATCTTACTGTTCTTGGTTTGTATCTAAAATTAGTATTACTAGTAACATTAAAAGGTACAATTTCACTACCTCTAGATAAAGCACCTATAAAGTCTCCGTTGCCAGAAGGCTCAAAGCTATTATCAGGAGCTGTTTGACCAGCTGGTGTAGTTCCGTTCATGCTAGGTCCAGTATTACTAAAACCAGAAGCGTTGTAAGTATCAGTAGGATTCGTAGTATTATTAGGATCTACAGCTTTAGTAGTGTTAGGCACGGCGCTTGTAGGTATTGCAGGACTATTTCTTTTCCACTCAGAAAAATGTCTACCTTCTCCATATTGATCTTCACCTAATATAGCTTGAAGGGGATCTAAATACACAAAAGGTACACCAGCGGTTTTAGCCTGCAAACCAATAGCGTGTGTTGGCCCTATCCTTTTACTTCTTTTCATTTCAAGTTTAGGAGGATTTTTAGGAGCTCTTCTAATAACTGTAATATCTTCTAAAACATAAGGTCTTATTTTGTTTTGTTTTAACAAACCATACTTTTGATCAGCACTACCAAACTCTTCGCTAATATTAGCGTTGTAAATCATTTTAGTAGTGTAATAAAAGTTAGGTCCATAACTAACGGTGAATTGTTGACCTACACCTTGTATTGGTGTTTGAGTGGCGTAATTAGAGCCCCACTTACCTTTAGCTATATCTATTCTTTTAGGCTCTGTTCTCCCATCAGTATAATATATAATGCCATCAACAATGTCAATACTGTGTATTTTATTTGTTCCTGGTGTTGGATTATCTATAATTGTTTCTGTACCAGAGCAGTCTGTTTGTGTATATTCGTATTTATCACCAGTAACAAAATCTAATAGTTTCTCTTTACTAAACTCTAATACAACACCGTCAGTAATATTCTGTTGTGTTATTTCACATGGCTTATCTAGTCTAATAGTTATCTTAGGCGTGCTAACACCACCAACAACATTACTACTAAATGTAATATCTTCGATGTGTACTTTACCTAAAGGCGTATTGCTTAATGCAACCCCAGAAGGATTTAAAGCTGTTTCCCATATATTTGTTCCATCTGGTAGCAATGCTTTAACCTCCATGCCAATTTCCATGCCATTAGCGTAGTTCATGTTACTAGACGAAGTAACAGCCGTACCAGGCGCGTTAGTTGTTGTTACCTCTATATCAGTAAACTTTTGCCCAATCGGAACTTCTTGACCGTGTTCAAATTTCGCAAGTGGTGCTCTTCTAACCGTGTGCACGTCTACAAAGACAGCTTGCATTTTATCTGTTTGCACATTAGCTATTGTTGTAGAGTTTTCAGGTTCTATTTCTACGATAGCATCTGCTCTAGCGCCAACTAAAACAGCGTTTGAAAAAGTTAATCTATCAGCAGCTGCAACCGTACTGTTTGGAGTTTTCGACAAAGTGAGTGTAGTACCACTAATAGCAGCTACCGTCGTACCGTAAGCTATACTACTAGCATTAGTACCATTAGCAACATGTTGCCCAACCGCTATATCAGCATTAGCAGAATCTAAAATAATTGTTATAGTTGTTGAATTTGAAGCTACGTTTTGATTAGCTACTACACCACCTACAGCTGCTTCAGCATCAGTAAATAAAGCGTTAGCTAAAAATTGATATATTTTATCTGTTTGATTGTCTACTACAGCACCAACAGTTTCACACTGCTCGTGAAAAGTACTACCGTTAAAGGCGCCTTGATTTGGATTGTAAAATTGAAAGTTTTTATAAAGATCATATACTGTTTGTGCTTTAGCGCTATCATCGTCCCAGTCTAAAGCAACAAAAGCATTTTGTATTTGTGTAGGAGTTACAGTGTTAGTGTTAACAGCTATAGGTATAGTAGTGTTACTATTTTGTGCTAGCTCGTTCCAGAAAGGTTCTTGAACTTTTACGCCACCTATAGACATATTACCAGGTAAATTTCTAGCAGTACCTATTTCAGCGTCTTCAGCGGTAGATACCTCTATATTTAAAGCATCTCTATATTCACCATTAGGTACAAGTCTTTCGTCGAGGTCTTTGTTCATACGACCTCTCATAAAATTTCTAGTTAATTCAGCCACGCTTTAGTGTTTTATACGTTTAGATTTACCTCTTAATATTTGAGTAATCTCTTCTAATTTAATATTTGACAACCTAAGCTTTGCTTGTCTTTTTGTTGCAAAAGCTTCTCTTTTAAACCTTGCAATCATATATTCTGGTACGTTTGCTTTTGTAGATAATATAGCGTATGCTATTTGCTTATACATAGCTTCTTCAGCAAACTTATGTACTTTCATTTCAGCGTCAGTTCCTAAGCTATCACTTATGTACTTTAGTATCACAGTATTTCCGCTAACATTAGAACTAAAATGTATTCTTCCTTTATTTTCGTTTATGTAAAAAGATCCGTTAGTTTGAGCAAACTGAGGATCAAGACCATATCTACCACCAACTAAATCATCGTACTCATCGCTATCATAACTATTTATATTAGCTTGACCAACTGTTCCGTCACTGTATGAATCCCAAGTATTAGATGTGGTTTGTAAATCTACAGCGCCGTCAGCATTATCATCTATAAAGTTTTCATTACCTATAGCACCCGTTTGTTTAGGAGCTGTAGGATCGCTAGTGTAAGATGTAGGATATAATACTTGATGTATACCATTGTCGTCAACTTTTACTATTTTAACATAGTTAACGTAATCTTGCGGTAAAGTCATTGTTAAAGTTTCAGGAACTTCTATCTCCCAAGATTTAGTACATTTAAAAACGTCAAAGCTA